TACTTGATTGACTGCTCCTCCTACAACACCTGATAACACATTACCTAACCATCCTCCACCTCCACCAAATCCTCCAGGACCGGCACTATCACCGTACCAATGAGGAGAAGGAAAACCAATGTTTTGAACTGGGATTTCTGGACTAAACATATCAGACCCTGGAGCAGCATATTCTGAACGACCTGTGACTTGTGTCGGTTGTCCAATTGACAAAGCATCATAATCAAATCTTATAGTGGCATGGTTACCAACATCTCCACCTTCATTATCAGCAGAGTCATAAGAAATGTCAAGGATACGTGGATTGACAAACCAAAAAGTATTCAATTGTGTAGCATGTCCAAAGTACTGAATAAGACGAATAGAACGAAATGGATTGATAGCATCATCAGGTAAAGCACCTCGCGCAGCAGAGTCAATCTGCGTTCCGTCACGTGATTTGGAAAAAGCCATACCACTGCTTTCCATCATAGCTAATGACTTTTCTGGTGTCCATGAACGAGCCGCTGGTGAATGAGCACGAAGATAAGCAGCAAAGAACGCATGAAAAGTATCTGCGATATCGTCAATCAACGTCATTGACAAAGGTTCATGGTTGATTGTCTTCAAAACCTTTGTCTTATAGTTATACATATTGACAGCTTCATAATCAAAGTTCAATTTAGGTCTATCAATATTTTTGATAACATATTGAAATACGTCTTTTCTTCCGCCTATCAGTTCAGTAAAGTTAGGATTCATTTCGAACAATACACGAAACATAAACCTATGTTTCGGTTGATACGTAATTAAATCCTGCGCATAGTTAGCAGGTCGCCATATTCCTTTTTGGTCTGGTCTAAAATGCGGGTCTAAACCTCCAAAACTCGAAGTCCTTGCGGTAATCATGTCAGAAAATGGAGCACGAGTAAACTGGTCGACCGCTGCTCCAAATTTGTTATAAGCTGCTTGTTCGAGCTGTATCCCTGCTCCACTGACTATTTTGCTAAAATCAATTGCTGACATTTATATAAGTTCCTTGTTTTCTGGTAATACATGTACTAAATGTATTTATCTTTATTTGGAAAACTAATATTTACTAATAATATAAACAAAAAAGGGGAGAATACTTTATTGGTATTCTCCCCCCTTCTATGAGTATGAAACTTACAACAAGAAACCAGCTGTAGCATTTATACCATCAGTTCCAACTACGCCATTATTCAATTCTTGCCATGCATGGTCATATTTGATTGATAATTGGATTTGAACTTGGTCAGCTGACGAATAGTCAAGGTCTCCATAAGTTGCTTCTTTTATCCAAGCACCTTCCATTTTCCATTGTTCCGCAATAGCTTCATTACCATCAAGCATTTGAAGAACTACACCAAATTTGTAACCTGATGCAGTCGCTGCAGTATTCAAAAATTGACCTGAAGCATGGTCAGCACCAATCAAACGCTGTTGTCTTTCTAATTGAGCTTGAACAGCAGAAGATGCTAAACCTGTCAAGTCATCTTCCAAAGTTACTTGGAAATCTGACCAAGAATGCTTTCCTGCAACAAATGAGATTGAATTGTAACGATGTAATGGGACTTCATCAAATGTTAATGTTGGACGATTACATGTAACAACCTGTCTTGTTAGGTTTGTGCCGTCGTTCAACATACCTACGAATTGAACTTGAAATCTATTACGGTGTTTAGGATGAAGAATACCGTTACCAGATAATGGTATCCCTGTTTGTGATAAAGTTGCCATAAGTAAGCTCTCCTTTGAAATTGAATTATATATATAAAGAATTATATTTCTATATGAGAGTATTTATCATTAGAGCCTTCTAATTCTCGAAATATGTATGTAACCCTACATATAAATAGAGTATATGGAAATCAAATCTCAAATAGAACAATCTTTATTAGTATCTAATAAGAAAAAGTTGAACTCAAGAAAGACTGAATATCTTGAGTCTATTGACCCTGACTTATTCGAAAGTATTCTACGTGAGACACTTTTTCTTCCAAAAGAAGCTACACTTCATGAACGGATTTATTGCATATTGAATAATATTGATGATATGCCATTATGCCAGTTCTGTGGCAATAAACGGTCTTATGTATTATACAGAGGCTATAGAACAACTTGTGGAAAAGCAAGTTGTGGACTACATTTAAGATATCAAAATAAAGAGGGATAAAAACACATGAATAACTTTTCAGCAGAATATTTAGAAAAACTAAGTCAAGATTATGAATTCGTCGCAAAATCATTAGGGTTTTTTAAAGAAAACTATAACTTTTACGCCAGAGTAAACGGTCTCGACAATATCAATAATGCAATAGGAAAAATGGAAGCAGAGAAACTCGAACTTGCTGTTAAGATAGACTTTTTGACTAACTTGTTAAACTCTTAGAACTCTGCGTATTCATCCAAGTCATTTTCAATTAGTTCGCGTTGGCACGCAATGGCGTTTCGAGATTTAGCATACTTGCTTAGTATTTTGCATACTAAATCAAATTCTTTAGCTTTAGAACCATCTGGGTCTGACTTCCATTGGTCAAAACTGGTTCTTTGTTCTATTGAAACCCAATGTCCTTTGATTTTGAATATTGATAAGACAGGTTTTTTATAGGCAGCATCAAATCCAAGATAGATAGTATGAATTACTTCAACGTGATATTGAACCTCTTTGAGAGGAACATCACCAATGTCATATAGAACTAAGTCAAGACATTTTGTTTTTGCATCTCCAAATGTTTTGAGATTAGGACATTGAATGCTGAGCTTCCAATGTACTTGAGTATAAAGATAATCTAAGGTGGTTAAGTTCTTTGAGTCAATAACCATTTCATGTCTTATTGTATCAGGACAACCTTGAAGAGTAGTAAGACCATTTTCAACACCGGAAATAGTTTCAAAGTAACTCATAATTGAAAACTTGACAGGTAGTACGTATTGCTTACCATTATCTAACTTTAGACACGAAATAAAATATCCATGAGGCGCAGAAGTTGAATAAGTACCATTCTTATTCCTCTTTACACTTCCTCTAAAGTAATCACTTACATTGACATTAACATATGCTGGATTAGACGGGTCTTGCCATGGAGCAAGGTTTTTGGCAGATGCTTCTGCTAGATATGTTTTAAAACTCTGCATATTCGTCTAAATCCTTTTCGATAAGTTCACGTTGAAAACCAATGACATCCTGTGTAGGACGATGCTTTATCAGCATTTCGTCAATCTTATGATGTAAATCTCCAGACGATCTTGAATAGAGATACATATCAACGCTCATAGGTATTTTGCATAATGACAAGATATGACCTTTCAGCTTTTGAATATCGTTAATGAATAGTTCTTGAACTTCTGGTCCTATGAGCTTGTCTAACCCGGTAAGACCAATGGAATTTTCTTGACAATTGATAGTTACTCTTTCAGTAATAACTTTGAATGATGGAACACCATCGAAAACTAATTCTGATTGACCATGAGCAATAGGATCTTCATCTTTATTATTAAAATCATTAACTGTTTCTTCAACTGTTTGAATAATGTCATCATGTATATCCGGTAGTTCATGAATATAAGATGCCACAATCTTTGGTATTTTAGTCAAAATAGCTTCTTTATCAATATGAACTTCAGCTTGAGGATAGACAAACTTGATGTTTTTGACTATCCTTTGTCTAAGATTTTCTGATGGAAGATTTTCAAGAGAAAGGTCTACAACATATGTTCCACTACTAACTCTGCCTTGTGTCGTCATCGGTAATTCATTCTCAAATAGTTCTTTTATTTTCATTAAAACTCCGCATATTCGTCTAGGTCTTTTTCGATAAGTTCTCGCTGACATTGTATAATACTAGAACTATTATACTTATTTAGTATTTTTAACACTTCTACTACTTCAGTTAGAGACGTTCCATTAATTGTCATAATTGAACCCCATGTCAATTTAGCATTACATTTCAACAATGATAACAGCGGTTTTTGTTTGATTAGGTGTAGAGCGGTGTTATAGAAACGAATTTGTGGAACTGCAAAATGTTTGTGTAAATCTCTAAGCGGTGCTTTCCCAATACTTCCAATTTTTAGTTCTTGTGCAATCGAAACTTTTCCACAATCAAAACTTTTCAAGTTAGGAGTATAGAGATATAACGAATCTTTGATAACTGGAGTACAATGTTCTAATGTTTCTAATGACGGAACACTTATATTCAATTGGTCGCATGCATCAGGAATTCCCCAAAGTGATTTGAAATTTGAACCATCTGCAACATTTATTTCAAACTTCTTAGCAGTTCTGTACTTTACCATGAGTGCAGTTTCACCATGACCGTATCCGCCAATGTCGCCATATACCCCATTAGGCGAATAGTCCGACTTAGTGACAGATACAGTTCCGTCTTTATTCACTTTCCATCCAGACATATTAGCATAATTTTTCATATAGTACTGAACTTTCTCAGGGTCAGTAATATGCCAAGGGGCAAAATTGGTTGCTAACTTTTCAGCAAGATAAGATTTAAAATTCTGCATATTCGTCTAAGTCACGTTCAATTAGTTCTCGTTGAAAGCCAATAGTATCTTTACTCCCATTATAGTATTTATGTAAAATGTCATTAACAATTTTAAGGTCGCTAAGTAATTCATCTGGACCATTTATCATGATGCTATCAAAACCTTTTACTTTTAGAAGCGATAGTATTCCAATTGATTTAGCCGGTGCTTCAAAACGAATGTCCAATTGAAATGCACTTGAACCTTCTATTAGTTTTTCGATACCTTTAACAGACTCTTGGTTAGTATAGATAGTAGTCAAATGATTTTGAATGACCATCTTGAAAGCAGGTGGCCAATGACATTCAATATGACTGTAAGCGTCAACAGGTTCAAAGTGGTCAGTAACTATGTCATGTATATCACCTAAGAAATCAACAGTTTCAAAAAGATGTTGCGGAACATCGTGTATTTTGACAATTATTGAATCAAAAATAGAAGTGAACTCTATTGTATTAGAAAGGTTGTATTCTTCCTTGATAAATTTTGTAATTAGGAATACTAGAGTTTTACGTTTGCCGACAGAAATAGGACCAGCAAAGTCAATTTGTACATTGACAATTGGTAAGTGTCCAGCACTTTCTAATAAGTATTCTTTAAAACTCTGCATATTCGTCCAAGTCGTTTTCTATTAGTTTACGTTGGCATCCAATAATATCAGGGTTGTTTGACGCTAAGTATGTATTGACTATTCTAGTTGCTTCAACTAATTCTTCGTTTACTTTAGTTTTATCAGAAAAGTAAAGTTGAATACCAAACATATTTCGTGTAGGCTTTTTAATTTTGAATATACTAAGTAATCCTTTTCCAACTAAAGTTTTTGCTGCGGCATTAGACAATGTTATGTTATTTACTATTTTGAAATGTTGTCCGATAGTTCTAAACAATTCATAGTCAAATTCGTAGTCAAGCACTAATCTATGACATGTAATTTGACATCCTTGACCCCATTCTTTCAACTTTAGACAATCGGTCAATATCAATGCCTCTTTAACTTCACATGCAAATCCTTTGAATGAAGTAATTTGTGAAAGTTGTATGTTTAAACTCATTCCGACTTTATTAGGTCCATATTCTAATGTAGTCAATTTCCTAGTATTGAAATCTTTTATACTAACTCTACCTGGGCAATTGATATTGTTATACTTTACAAGTAGTCCAACTTCACCATTATCAACAGGTCCGATTTCACGAATAGCGAAGAATTGCTCTCCTCGAACAGAAATACTTCCATTCTTTAGGAATACGAATGTAGTTGGCAAATATTTATTTCCATAATGTTCAAGATAAAACTCATGAAGTACTTCCTTAGTTGCTTCTGGAGTTGTTGGGTGCCAAGGTGCCAAGTTCGTTTGCTTAGCTTCAGCAATAAAGTTCTTAAAATTCTGCATATTCGTCCAGGTCGTTTTCAATTAGTTCGCGTTGGGCAGCAATAGTGTCATGGGATTTTGCATATTTATTTAGTATTTCAATCCAGTGTTCATTTTTTCCTAATACTGAATGTAATGATTTTATCTTCAACATACTCAACACGTTAGTGACTTCTCCTACTATATGTTCAAACCTGAACACTTGAGTATCAGGGAAATGTTTGTCAAAGTTGCTAAGTGAGATACTTTTATTACGTTTCAAATCAAATACTATGACTGGATAATGTATGATAGTATTAGGATTGACCGGACCAAAGAACCATACACTTGGATTGACTTCATCTAGTGTCAATCCACCGCTTAGCTCACGATTAGAAAAATTCGCTGCTTCAGTCGCTATTTCTTCTAACTCATCTTGTACATAATGTCGATTGCTTAGTTTAATTTCAACTTGTAGATTGTCATCTCTATTGAAACCCCAATCAATATCTTTCATACCTAAATGACTTTTAAGATCGTTGACAAACTTTTCAACTTCATTATCAAAAGCATCGCGATTTCTATGATTTCCCATAGCTTCGCCAAAAGTTTCTTTGTTCTCTAGTTCTAAGACAAGCCATGGGAAAACAAATGGAGATTCATTTTCTTTTAGTAAGTATTGTTTAAAGCTCTGCATACTCGTCTAAATCCTTTATAATAAGTTCGCGTTGGCATTCAATAATATCGTTATTATTTTCAAAATGTCTATGAACAATCTTAAACCATTCTGGTTCATTACTCATTGCCCATTCAAGATTTTGAAGATTTGTCATTTTCAACAATCCTAATACTTGCCCAGTGACTTTAACCGCGGCACTTACGTATAAAGCCAAATCTTTAGGATTTATAGCTTTATGAATATCATGTAAAGATACTTCAGCACCACCATTTACTGTAAAGTTAAGAGCCACCTTAGGATGCTCAATTTTAAATGGGGGTATGATATTAAAGATACTTACAAACTGTTCTTTTAACTTCAAGGGTTTAGTAATAATATCTTTGTAATAGTTATTTAGCAGACCAAGCAGTTTTTTGTCAAAAGCACTAATACCTTCTGTACTACCTTCAGTTGCATTTGTGATTGGTACTTTAAAAGCAAATTCTTTATCTCGGTATTCTATAGAAACTATTCTATTCTCAAATTGATTATGTAACAGATTGCCGATTGCATTTTCTATTGTTTCTGAAGTCGAGGGTAATGAAGAATTTGGTAGGTTACCGGGAACCTTACAATAAACATAATAGGTAATTCTTTGTGCGCCATTTGACATGTTATAACTCCGCATACTCGTCTAAATCTTTTTCAATTAGTTCACGTTGACACGCGATGAAGTTTTTATCGGCGTCGAAATGTTTCATTACAATTTCATACCAAGGAGGTATCTTTTGAGAACGTGGCCAAATTGTAATATGCTTCAATTCTTTTAACTTTAATAATCCTAATACATTAGAATTTATTTTATTAATCGCATTATAGAAAATAATTTTTTTGCAATGAGGCATTTTCTTATGAATATCTTTTAGAGATATTGAAGGAGAATGATCTAAGTAAAATTCGATATATGGCCAATCAGTATAAACATTTGGACCAAGTTGTTCTCTAAAAGATATGTATGTATTGTCTTCATCACGGTGAAATATATCGGTTCCTAAAAGCTCATCAACTATTTCAGTGCATTTTTTACGTATTTCTCTAACATGATTAGCATGTAAGTTAGTCTCATCTAGTTCATATGTAATAAGCATTTCATCAGCTCCGAAAAAAGCTTCAACTTCATTATGTCCAAAGTAATCTTGAAGATGAGATGTTATCCATTTTTCGAAAGTAATATGTGGATTATCGTCACCATCACCGTCAGTAATCCATTGCTCAACCTCAGACGTAAAGATACCAGTGCTAATATCAATGTACGCGTTAGTGGGAAGTTCATGATTAATAATTTCTTCTTTCAATAAGAATTCTTTAAAACTCTGCATATTCGTCTAAATCCTTTTCGATAAGTTCACGTTGACAAGCTACAATATCTTTTGACTCTGACCTTAAGTATTTGCTAATAATTACTTGAACATCTCGGTGTTCGCTTGAACATTGGCCAAAAAACAAAGCTTGAAGTTTTGGAATCTTTAATGCCCATAAGACACCACCTTTCCATTGATTAGAAATTGTTAAAGTGCCATCTATGTATTCAAAATGTTTGTGAGCATTAGACCAATCAAGATTATGACACAAGCCTAATCCAAGGTTTCCATCAATTCGTTTTGAAATGCCATCTAACTTTGTTAGAAGTGGATGCGCACAGGTAGTCACGATAGCAGTTCTTCCATACATCTTATCGCCGGTGAATGATACATCTGGTGGAAATCCTTCAAATGATGATAATCTATTGGCACCCAATTCAATCTGACCACACTTTATCATTTTGAAAGTTAGCTTACCGGCATCAGGTCCATCTTTAGGAATAAGAGTATTCTTTAAGTTCCAACGTCCATCAATTGATACCATACTATTAACAACGCTAAATTTCCCAAAGCTGACTGGCATCGGATGTGATGCATACTTACCTTTACGAATCGCATTTATTTCGAGTCGTACAGCTTTATCTTCGGCAGTTTCTTCAGTTAGTAGTTCAGAGATTTTCATAGTTCTGCGTATTCGTCCAGGTCGTTTTCAATAAGTTCTCGTTGGCATTCAATAAAATTTCCAAGTGGTAAATATTTGTTGATAATATTACAAGCATTTCTTAAATTCACTTTAATTTTTACTTCATCTTGAGATTTACCAGAATGGTGGTCAATAAATCCTACATGCTTCAAGTCTCTAATTTTTAGTAATGATAATAAGGGCCCTTCATATAAAGCACTAGTTATTAACCATCCATCAAGTCTTTTGACATACTTATTGAAATTTGTAAAATCAAAGTTTCTAATTCTTGATGTATCAAGTCTATTACTAATATCTGATGGAAATCCATCAAGAGATTGTATTTGGTTACCTGTAGAAAATTCAATACCACCTTCGCCAACTATTTCAGGAAAGTTCTTGAACGTCTTAGGAACATTCCATATTACTAATCGAAGAGCTTCTGCAATTGGAAATAGTAATTCATCATTGTCATCAAACATGCAATGCTCAATAATTAAAGGTTTCTTCAAATAGATTTTTCCATTCTTAACTGCATGTCGTGGAAATTTATTCGGAAACCTACATCTGCCAAGTTCTCCACTCTTATACTTTCCAATCATTTCACGGATTTGTTTATCATCCGGATTAGAAGCTTCAGATAAGTATTGCTTAAAGCTCTGCATAATCGTCCAAGTCAAGTTCAATTAGTTTTCGTTGGCAAGCTATAAAGTCTTTTCCTGTATCGAAATATTCCTTTACAATGTTAAACCATTGAACTTTAGCTGAAGCATATAATGTTATAGCATTCTTTATCTTTAGTAATCCTAATACATTTTGTGTTATATTAGAAGAGTCACCCATAGAAATCTGTTTAGCAGATAATATGACTTTATGTATATCTTGTAAGGATTTGACACTTTCTTCAATGATAACGTGATTGACTTCAACTGTAGTCGTTTTATCAAAGTTATCTTCTAAGATAACTACTGGCATTTCAGAAGATACTGGTTCAAAGTCATTCTTATAAATTTCATACTTATCTGCTAACTTGATAAACTTTGTTGCTATAGTATCAAGTTGCGGTTTAGTATAATGAGTATGGGGTTCAAGAACTAAATGAAACGTTACTCTATCAACTCCAAAATGATAGACTTCTTTTACTTTAGGAAGATTTGCTTTTTCACAGAGTTCAGATAATTCACGAATAATTATATTGTTTCGCTGAAAAAGCTGTTCTCTATTATACTTTGGAGAAATGTAATCATCTCCACGTACTTTTATTTGAAGAAGCAATGGGCGAATTGGTTCTACCCAATGATCATTGCCTTCTGCTAAGTATTCTTTAAAACTCCGCATATTCGTCTAAGTCTTTTTCAATGAGTTCTCGTTGGCAAGCAATAGCATTTCTATTGCCTTGCAAATAAGGATTGACAATTGAATACCATCGTGGGCTATTACTTCCAAAAGGACCTGCGCCAATAATATTGACTGGCATTTTTAGTTTGAGCAAACTAAGTATTCCCCCTTTTATCATATTTGCTTTATAAAGTCTGAACTCATCACACTTTAGAATAACTTTATCTAAGTTAGAAATCGATTGACCTTCTTCACACCAATATGAAATGTTACCATCATTTATACTTAGCTTAAAATTTGGAAATCCAAAACAAGATAACTCAGCTGTAGAAAATTTTACTTGTAATTCAGGTGAAATCTTAGTCGTAAAAAACTCATTCACAGTTGAACTAATAGTATCACGTAACTTTTGAATAGTTTCTGCTTGACACTGGATTTGTTTTGTTATCTTAAACTTCAAATCAATTCCATAAGTAGTACTGAGATAACTTGAAATATCATAACCTTTCTTTTTTGCTACTTTTATTATCAAATTTTTAAGCTCAGATTCTAAAGAATATGGAGAATATTCAATTTTGACTTTAGTTTCAACAAACATCCCAAGTTGAATATTTGAATCAGTTTCTACTTCTTGTAAGTATTCTTTAAAACTCTGCATATTCGTCCAAGTCGCTTTCAATAAGTTTACGTTGACAAGCAATAGCATCATGTCGATTTGCTTCACAATATTTAGTTACAATTTTGCATGCTTCCTTTAGTTCGTCAGAAGCAGTTGATAATGGCGAAACCTTCATTAGGTTTTGTATCTTAACAAAGCTTAGTAACCCTTTAGTTTCTTCAGGTATTGAAATTGAATAGACTTTTTTGACCACTTTTTCAATACCTTTGAAATTGATAATACCTGTATTATGCAGATAGATATCTTCAGCTTCTTCAGGTAAGTATTCAACTGAAGTAATGTTCTTACCCTTTACATTGAACTGTCCACCCACAAATTTTGGTACCCCTTTCAAGTCAATCATATCATTTGCTAATACATGAACATCTTTAGTACATTCTCTAAAGTTGATTGGCAATACACACTGCTTCCCTTTGTACCAGACCAAATCACTTCCAGAAATTGATAAACTCCAATGACATGTGATACTCATATCTTTATGAATTTCATAATTCCCCTGACCAATGCCATGAGCTTTCATCCAAGCATTGATTTGAGACTTCTTAGTATAGAAAGTCGATTCGCGTTCTTCTTTTAGTAAGTATTGTTTGAAAGTATTAGACACCTGGCCCTTCCTCCATTACAGGAATCAAAAAGCTTTCACCTGCTTTAGGAACTCGTAAGCCATTGACTTCATTGAACTTGTCCATTAGCTGCTTCAAGATTTCGCCATGAATGTACTTATTCTTATAACGAATAGCTGCTTCAATGGTCATACCAGGCATGAACAGGAAGGGTTCGTAACCAGAAATTGTTATTTGGCATTCCATTTATTGAAGCTCTCAATGTTGATTGAATCGACCACGATTGAAGATTTGTCAAGTTTCATATAAACTTTAATTGCGGAAGGAACCCTAAACTTTTCCATTGCAACTTCTAAAGCTTCTTCATCATTAGGGTATTCGTTTCTAATATTTTTGCGATATTCACTTAATGCTTTCCAATAGTTATGATACTCATTACTCTGTGAGTCTAACTGGTATTCAATGTGACTACGATTATGTTCAGCAACTTGTTTAGCACGAAGGTAATCAAAGTCTAAACGGTTGTACTTCAATATGTACGGAAGACCATTAATTTTGATTTTGTCCAAGAACCCTTCATTCTTTATTAAGTCAAGAAATTCTTCTGGAGTATCTGCTGCTGGAGCTTTATGTTCTTTGTAAGTATCTAAACGAGCGTTCAACTTAGCTTTCATCATGCTTATCCAATTTCTCATACCTTTTTCAGTAGATAAATCTTCTTTAGGCGGAGTTATTAAATGAGCATACTTAGCATCAATCTCACGAGCTTTTTTGCGTCGAGCATTTAGGGCAGTTCGTTCTTCATCGCTTCTGATAACTTTTACTTTGATTGAACCTGTTTTACCATAAATTTCTTTTTGACCTTTCATTAATGCAATAAGTGCTTTATATAGTTTTCCTTCTGAACCTTCAGATGTTTTGAGGTCTTCAAGTTCCGCTTTCTTGAAGGCAGCCATAATTTCAGAAGATTGATTCATCAAATCATGGTCATCTTTGAAAAAGTTTTGCCAAGAACATGCCCAAATGTAAAGTTCTTTGTTGTCATGTCCAGGATGAGGTGGAAGTTTCAAAAGCGATAGCACTTGTCTATCATCAAATAGTATTACTACGCCCTTGACAGTTTCATCATCTTTAATTAGACGATGCAGTTCAGCTGCACTTTTAGCGTTTGGAACTTCATCTATCTTTGCATATTGTCCTAAGAACGACGGGAACTTATGTTTAGTAGTACGAGAATAATTAACGCTTCCGCCATAATATCGTCCTCTTTCATATTCAAGTGAAGTTTTTAGAACCTTTAGTAAATCAGGTTCAATGAAAGAAAGATTCTTCAAATCTTCAAATAGAAGTTCAAAGAAATTATCTTCTTCTATAATAACTTTATTAGTAGAAGAAAAGAGTTCAAATATTTTCATGAGAGTACAAACCGATATAAGTTAGATTATAGTGATAAGTTATTTATTGATAAATAGTTTATACGTATCATCCAATAACTTTATCGTGGACATATTACTCATATGACAACAATCAATGACAATAACGAATTTTCAACTGCTGAACTTTGGGCTGAAGGGCGAGCAGTCACTCTTACCTTAACTCGCCCTACTCCAACGACAGTTCAATTGTCTTGGACAATTCCAACATCAACCATTGCTTATAAAGGTCAAGTCGTTCTTCTTTCGACCTCTCCATTAGAAGTTGCTCAACAACCTGTCGATGGTGTTCGTTACACGAGTTCAACTGACTTATTAGTTGCAGCTGATACAATAGGTGGCGCTCAAGTAGTATCTGCAAATTATTGGATATTTCAAGACCCTCTTACTACTCAATCGGTTACTATTACTAATGCTGACCCTAACGAAGTCTATTACGCATCTATTCATATATGTACTAATGTCATTCAGTACTATCCATTTGGTTCAAAATCATATGCACTAGATGGGTCACGAGCTGAACATAATGTTGATGGATATACTGGTTCAATTCCTCAATCAACAACACCTCCACTCAATCCAACAGTTGGACAGGTCTTCTATAACCCTGTGTCAAATTCTGTATCAATGTGGAACGGTGCTGCATGGATACCTGCAAGTGCAGGTACAGTCAAAACAGGTCATGCTTTTCCAACCTCTCCAATTGCTGGTGAGTTCTTCTATAACTTAAACACACATATCTTATATGTATGGAATGCGGTTCAATGGATACAAGCTAACGTTGACCAAGTGGGAACCCCTTCATATGATAAGGTTCCAATCGGCACGACAGGTTCGTTAGACGAACGAGTTCGATTGGTCAATGTATTGAAAGCACAACTTGGTTGGCCTTCAGTATGTGTCGAATTGAAGGAAGAAAATTTTGAGACTGCTATCGACATTTCACTATCTGAGTTTAGAAGACGTGCTGATAATGCATATGAAAGAAGACATATTTTCTTTACTGTTACAGCTGGACAAAATGCTTATTACATGAATGACCCGACAGTTGGAACTGATAGAATAGTTGACATCTATAAAGCTCATCGTGTTAGCACTATCGGTTTGAATGTATTGGGTGGAGATAATGGTATCTATTCGCAAATCTTTTACAATCAGTTTTTCTATGGAAGTCAGATTGATATTCTTTCAATTCACTTAGCTCAACAACTTGCAGAAGAGTATGGTAAAATCTTTGCAGCAGATTGGCCATTTGAATGGAATGAAGCTAAGCGAGAATTTAATATACTTCGCAAAATCTATAAAGATGAGAAAGTAGTATTAGAATGCTTTATGGAACGTTCTGAGCAAGAGTTATTGACAGATAGATGGGCTAAGAATTGGATACGCGACTGGGCATTAGCGAAATGCTGGGAGATGTTAGGGATGAACCGTTCTAAGTTTGGTACGTTACCTGGAGCAGGTGGTGGATTGACATTAAATGGTGACATGTTACTCCAGAAGTCAGAAACCATGTATACAGAACTTATGAGACAGATGAACGATTTTGAAGTTGGCAACAACGTAGGTGGCGGAAATGTTGCTTTCTTATTAGGCTAAAAAGTAGCATACTCGTCAAAATCGTTTTCAATAAGTTCACGTTGACACGTAATTACATCTTTTGATTTCATATGACTATTGACAATATCTGACAGAGTTCGTAAAGCATTTACTCGTTCATTAGGAGTGCCAACTTCAGATACACCAAATTCATCATTGAAACTAATTCCTATTAGTTTTGGTATTTTTAGTACTCCAAGAATTGCATATCCAAGAGTACTTGGTAAAGGTAATCGTTCAGCAATAAAGCCATCTTTACCAAAGTACTTATCAATGCCAGATAAAGAATGTAATGATTGACATCTTGATAAATCTAATCTTCCATTGATTTTCTTTGGAATGCCTTCAAAAGAAGTTAGATTTCCTTCAACAATCACATCGCCATCCACGGAAGAAAGTAATCGATAAAACTCGTTCTTCTGACTATCTGGAATACAGGAATCAATATTACCACGAACTTTTTCAAATGTTATAAGTTGTTTTTGTTGAACTCTTGATGGAACATTATATTGCCAATTATTAAAAGCGGTACCCACATAATTATCATACATTGTTTTGACAGAAATCCTCATCCCTGAGGAAAATGTCATCTTACTGACATTCGGTTCACTGTCTCCAAAGTATGATTGAGAATAGTCAGGCTCAAATTGACCTAAAAACAATTCTCTAAACTTATCCATCGATAACGAACTCATTTTAGTCGATAATTGAAAGCTCTAATTTTGGGAATTCTAATTCAGGTAATGGAGGATTGATAACATTAGACGGTACATCAGATTCAGGTGTTTCAATTTTTGGAATAGTTGCATCGTCGATAACACCATCAGTTTTTAGAATCATAGCACTTCCGGCAACACGACGACGGTCAGGATTGTTTGTCATGGTTGATTCATTTACTACAGTTGCGGCTGCAGCCGTTTTAGGGGTAACAACTACAGGTTGTGCAAAACAAACGTTAGCACTGATAAGTAAAAGGGTTAGTAAGTATTTCATAATTAAGTTCTCCTTTGTGAGAAATGTGGTTATAAGTTTATTCAGGTAATACGATTAGCAGTGTTCCTTCAGGCAAAGTATTCAATTTTTGAT